ATGTAGCAGACAGTAGATACTCCGGTACAGCTGAGACTGTTGCCTTTGCTAACACAGATGGCTATGTGTATGAGTTAGATACAGGATCAAGCTTTGATGATTTACCTATTGAGGCTATATACGAGTCACCCTACATGCCTCTGTCTGATCCTCAGATGCGTAAGTCATTCTACAAGATGACACTATATGCAGAACCTACTGGCAGTATGTCTCTGGATCTTAATGTTAAGTATGACTTTGGCTCGACTACAAACACAGGCGTTATACAACCAGCTACACAGAACATAGAAAGTACAGGTACTGCTGTGTTCATCTTTGGAGAGTCTAACTCTGTGTTTAACACCTCTACGTATGGCGGTGAGTTAGACAAGATCTACAACACAAACATCGTTGGCTCAGGCAAGACTATAGCCCTTCGTATTGAAGACAACTCTACAAACCCTACATTCACTCTAGACACAGCCCTGCTAGAGTTTAGACAGAACGATAGACAGTAAGGACTAAAACATGGCAGGTTATACACGTCAGGATACAGCAAACAACATTGCTAACGGTAACGTTATTGATGCGGATGACTTTGATGCTGAGTACAATGCCATTGAGGCAGGGTTTAACGCATCTACGGGTCACGCTCATGATGGTACTGCAGGCGAGGGTGCACCCATTACTAAGGTAGGCCCAGCGCAAGACCTTGTTGTTTCAGGTACATCCGTTACTCCTAAGACTACTAACACTCTGGACTTAGGCACAGCTGCTGCTCAATATAAGAATGCTTTCTTTGATGGCACAGTAGATACGGATGCTTTAACTGTATCAGCTAATGCTACAGTAGGCGGTAATCTTGATGTCACAGGTGTAATTACTGCTACAGGTGGTGTTACAGGTGACATTACGGGAAATATTACAGGTAACGTAACAGGTACAGTATCTGACGTATCTAACCATGACACAGATGACATTAGTGAAGGCTCAACTAACCAGTACTTTACTACTTCTCGTGCTAGAACTTCGGTGACAGCTACGGGTAGCCTTAGCTACAACTCCGCTACAGGCGTCATAAGCTATACTCAGGGTGATACAGATACTATAACAGAAGGTACAGCTAACCTATACTACACAGATGCACGTGCTAAGGCTGCTATTAGTGTCACTGACGCTGGTGGTGACGGTAGCTTAACTTACTCTGCTGGTGCTATTACATACACTGGCCCTAGTGCAGCTGAAACACGTGCTCACTTTAGTGGTGGTACAGGCGTAAGCATTACAGATGGTGTTGTAGCTATAGGTCAGGCTGTAGGTACTACATCTAATGTTACGTTTAACGACACTGTAGTTAATGGCAACCTAACAGTAAACGGCACTACTACCACCGTAAACACTGAGACACTCAACCTTGCAGATAACCAGATTGTTCTCAACTCTAATGAGACAGGTACACCTACACAGAATGGTGGCATTGAGATTGAGCGTGGTACAGCTGCTAACAAAACACTTGTATGGAACGAAGCAGACGATAAGTGGACTGTAGGCAGTGAGACATTTGTAGCTGGTACTTTTGAGGGTGTTTTATCAGGCACTTTAGCCACACCAAGAACGATTGCATTATCTGGAGATGTTTCAGGATCTGCCTCGTTTGATGGTGGTAGCAATGTTACTATCTCTGCGACAGTTGCTGATGATAGTCACAACCACGTTATTAGCAACATTGACGGCTTACAAACAGAGATCGACACTAAAGCAGAACTAGCAGGATCAAGCTCTCAGGCTTTCTCTGCTTCTACTCTTAATGCTACTACTGTGGATCTGGGTGCATGGACAGTCACACAGAGCGGCACAGATTTAAAGTTTGCGTACAATGGCATTAACCGAATGAAGTTAGATTCCAGTGGAAACCTAACAGTTGAAGGCAACATCACAGCTTATGGATCTGCGTAATGGCTTTACAATCGTCAGGATTAATTACTTTAGCTCAGATACAGGCTGAGTTTGGGGGTGCTAATCCCATAAGCCTGTCTGAGTATTATCGTGGTGGTGCCTACACTACGACTAACAATACAGGTGTTCCTACAAGCGGTTCTATCTCTCTTAGTAATTTCTACGGCACAGTAGCTCAGTTCTCTTATACGTTCAGCTCTAGTACGAAAGAAGTAAACCTTTATTCTACCCTTACTTCTGCAGGCTGGAATGGGTCAGATCTTGTACTTGTCACGATTAATAGTGGAGTTTACCTCTGGTCTGACAACACATCTACAGCTGGTCTAACCATAAGTGGCAGCTTTCCTAATGGCCTAAATATCTTCAATAGCGGTAGAATAATAGGTCGAGGTGGCAACGGGTCCAGTAGCACTTCCGCTGGGGGTAATGGTGGGCCAGCAGTATCCGTATCATCCTCAGGTGTAGCTATCACTAACAACTCCGGTGCCTACATAGCAGGTGGAGGTGGCGGTGGCGGCACTGCTGGGGGTTATCGCCAATCATACTCAGGCGGCGGCGGTGGAGCTGGTGGCGGTGTAGGTGGTAATAGCCGTGCAGCAGATGGAGGTCTTATCGGTATTGGCGGCGCAGGCGGTGCGATTGGTGCATCTGGTAGCGCTGGCACTTCCAATGGCGGCGGTGCCGCTGGTGGCGGTGGCGGATCAGGTGGTGGCGGTGGCGCTGGCTACGACTTTGGTTCAGGCACAAACGAAGTCAGAGGCGGTCCAGGTGGCGGCGGTGGTCGCATCTTGCCGGGTACTGGCGGTTCTGGCTCTACCGGCAACTATGGCTGTCTAGGTGGCGCTGGCGGTTCTTCGAGTAACACTGGTGTAGCTGGCACCGCTCCTTATGCTGGATCAGGTGCTGGCGGTGGCGGCGGCGGAGGCTGGGGCGCTAGTGGTGGTCGTGGTAACGGTCTGAGCCATTTGTGGGAAAGCGCAGGCGGTGCAGGTGGCGCAGCTATTTCAGGATCATGCACATTGACCAACAATGGTACTATATACGGTAGCACATAATGACACAGATAAACTTGACACCAGACGAGCTAGAAGCTATGCTTGATCGTGCAGCAAGACGTGGCGCTAAAGAGGCTCTTAGGTCTCTAGGGTTACAGGATGCAGACGCCCAGCGCGACTTGCACGAGATGCGCTCTTTACTCGAAGCTTATCGTGACACAAAGAAAAGCATATGGACAACCGCAGTAAGAATATCAACAGTAGCTTTGCTATCATTCATAGCAGCATCTGTGTGGATGCAGATAGGGAATAAATAATTATGGCTAAGAAGTTAGTAGGTTTTAAGCCTGAAACATTACAGAAAAAAGTACTGCCAGCATTGGGCTATAACGGACCTATGGACGAAAAGTCTATAAACCTTTTCCTTGCATCCAACCCTGCAGCCGCAGCACGTATGGGTAAGTTCACACTGTCAGCTAGACGTATTGTTGAAGGTTCCCCCATGCAGATGGCAGAGGGCGGCCAAAGTACTCTTGGTAGCGCTGGTGTTATGACTAAGGCTATTACCTCTGATCCTCGTAAACTAACTGTTAAAGCAGACACGGCTGCATCTACTGGTACAGGTACAGACATTACTACTGGTACAGGCCAAGCAACTGCAGCTGACACAGCAACGACTACTACAGCTACTCAAGCACCAGACGCTGTTGCTGCACCCGCCACAGATGCTTCTACTGTAGACGCTACTACTGCTGCAGGTGCTGTAGATACATCCCTTAAAGGTGCAACAGCTGCTACAGGTGAAGTGAGTGACGCTGCAACTATGACAGCTGCAGAGGGTGACCCTACCAAGATGGCACAGTTAAAGCTAGATGCTGCACAGGGTGAAGCTGCTACAGTAGAGGGCGCACCTACACGTGTACTTGAGACAGGTGAGATGATTGATGGCTCAACTGTAGATCAACAAAAAGTTCAAGACATCTATGGTACAGAACGCCTAGAGGCTGCTAGTGTCAAGGATGAGATGGCAACTCTCATGGAAGACTTTGAGGGTGGCGACACACCAGCATGGGCAGCAGGCGCTATGCGGGGTGCTGCAGCACAGATGGCTGCTCGTGGTCTCTCTGCATCATCTATGGCAGGTATGGCTATTGTACAGGCCGCTATGGAGTCTGCACTACCTATCGCTCAGATGGATGCATCTAACAAGCAAGAAGTAGCTATGGAGTCAGCACGTCAACGTGCAGGCTTCCTCAACATGGAGTTCACTCAAGAGTTCCAAGCTAAGGTTCAGAACGCTGCTCGTATCTCTGAGATAGCTAACATTAACTTCACTGCACAACAGCAGGTAGCTCTTGAGAATGCTAAGATGGCTCAGACTATGAACTTAGCTAACTTGGATAACCGCCAAGCTAAGGTTATGGCTGATGCTGCTGCTATGTCTCAGATGGACTTAACTAACCTTAACAATCGTCAGCAAGCTCAAGTACAAAATGCTCAAGCATTCCTGCAGATGGACATGACTAACCTTAGCAATGAACAGCAGATGAACATGTTTAAGGCTCAGGAGCGTGTCAACTCTATCCTGTCTGATACTGCACAAGAGAATGCTGCACGTCAGTTCAACGCTACAAGTGAGAACCAGACTAACCAGTTCTTTGCTTCACTTGCTACACAGGTATCACAGTTTAACTCAGAGCAAAAGAACTCTATGTCCCGTTTTAACGCGGGTGAGACAAACGCTCTCGCACAGTTTAACACAAGCCAAGTCAATGCTCGTGAACAGTTCAACGCTACGAACCACCTTATTGTAGCTCAGGCTAACGCTCAGTGGGCGCAGTCTGTAACAACAGCTGAGAATGCTGCAAACAACCAAGCTAACCGTGACGCTGCTCTTGCTGCTAACAACTTGACTATGACGGCTTACAACAATATCATCCAGCGTGAACGAGATGTTCTTGCTTGGGCGTGGCAGTCTGGAGAGAACGCAGCACAGAGGGATGCAAACATTGCCGTTGCTAAGATACAAGCTGAAGCTTCCGCAGCCGCTGCTGGTGACACTGACTCTACTGGTCTTTCTGCCGCATCCGGTACGTTCCTTGGACAGATTGCTATTAACGCAGCAGATTACCTTTTCAGCTAATAACAAGGTTAAAAACATTATGCCAGAACCAGACTATAACACATACGCAGTAGCAAGCGCACCCACAAGCTCACCAAGTCCACAGTCACGCCCTAGTGTGTTAGGATCTCGTTCTGGTCGCAAGATGGATGCAGATATGTATGCGGGTTCCAGCTATGCTCCTACGAGTGGTGCTGGTACATCTAGTGCAAAGCAGAAATTCTCTGCTAAAGCTACATCTACAGGTGGCTTTGCTGCGGCTGCGACAGCTAACGATGATGACGGCCCAGGTTATGGGCAACTGTATAGCAATACAGCTATGGCTTTGACAGCTGCAGGTGCAACTCTCAAGGCACCTACTCAAGCAGTCTATAACCCTATGAATCTGTACTCTAGTCAGAATATGCAGGAGATCTCTACTGAGATTAACGACTACCTTCGTGGTACAGCCATTGATGATGCTATGCGTGAAGCGCTTAATCTACCAGAGGTATATCAGGGAGCACAGACTGAAGAAGAGCCAGACCCTATTGTAGATACAGATAAACTCAAAGATGCACTACAGCCAGAGCCTATCACTGTAGAGGAACTGCCTGACGTTATTACTAAGGCTGGTGATACACTAAGCGCTATTGCGGCTTCTGTTGATTTGCCCTTACAGGCTGTCATTGA